CTAAACTTGTAGAAGCTTATGGTCGTTATGATTTCGGACACGAGTTCGACTCTCGTCATCTCCACCATTTCTATCAATATACATAGGAAATAGTCTAAGTACGATTTCCACATATGTTTCATATACTTTTATCTCTTTAACAAAAGTTTCAATTATAGCTTTTTTTATACTGTCCTTATTGAAATTTGACTTAAAGTTTCTGATAAAAGATTCTATATTCTCTCTGTTTATCTTTTTAGAAGCAGAGATTTTATTTTTTTCTTGGGTAAGTAAAAATAATTCTCTTTCAAGTTCATTGTTTTTCTTTTCAAAAACTTCTTTTGAAATTTTATTATCTAAAAAGATTTCTAGTAATCTATCAATTTTATCTTTTATTTTTTGAATCTCTGATTCTAATTTTTTAACTTCTTGAGCTTTTTTTAATATCTTTTCATTTACAGATTTTTCAACTTTGGATGCTATACTTTTTATCCTTTTTTCTGTAAATATTTCTTTTTTAATAGTTTTAAAAACAAACTCTTCTAATATTTCTTTTCTTATTGGCTTATTCCTGCAATCATTAACTTTTGTTTTTCTATTAATACAAGTATATCCATAAGTTATGCTCCCATCTCTTTGTCTTGAACGATATCCACCAGAGTATCTTCCTCCACATTCTCCACAAGTACATACTCCCGTCAAATAGTATGTCTCATGTGCTGTTGCTCTACTACCTGTTTTTCTATTTTTCATTTTTATTTGGATCTTTTCAAAATCTTCTTTACTAATTATTTGTGGAATTCCACCTTCTATTTTAACCTCATTACCTGTTAATTTTCCATGTCCATCTTTTTTACCATATACAAAAACACCTGTATATTTTTCATTTAACAATATGTCCCTTATAGATGTTTTTCTAAATGGTTTACCTAACTTATTCAATCTTCCCATTTGATTTAATTGTTCAGCTATACTTGCATACCCTATACCCTCAATATATAATTTATAAATTATTCTTACAGTTTCTGCTTCAATTTCATTAATAATATATCTTCTGTCTTCATCAAGGTTGTATCCTAATGGTGGAATACCACCATTATGGATACAATTTAATGCATTCTCATTTAATCCTTTTTTAACTTCCCTTGATAAGTTTAAACTATAATATTCATTCATTCCAGTAAGTACAGATTTTAATATCACACTTTCTGGACTATCATTTAATTGCTCTAATACTGATAATAATTTAACTCCATTATCATTTAATTTTTTTTCATAGATAGCGTGGTCATACCTATTTCTAGCAAATCTATCAAATTTATGTACAACCACACATTGAAATTCTTTCTTTTTACTATCCTCTATTAATTCTAAAAATTCAGTTCTATCTTTGATTGATGTTCCAGAGATAGCTTCATCTTTATACACTTTTATTAAATTGTAATTATTCTTTTGACAGAATTCTCTTATAGCTCTTTCTTGAGCCACAATACTTTCTTCTCTTTGATTATCTGATGAATATCTAGCATATCCTACAACATTAATCATTTCCTTGCTCCTTTATACTTCTTCTAAAAAATTATTTACTAATATATTTATAAAATTATCATAAAGCATCTCATCACTTTCTGTATAAAGTATTTTTATAGTTTTTTCTCTTTTCATCTTAGTTCACCTCTATTAAAAAATTTTATACTTTTTTAATCAATATACTGATAAGATTGTGGAGCTTTTTCTATTCCAAAATCTTTTAATTCTAGTTCTTTTTTATATTTAATAACTTTTTTTATTTTTATAGCATAAGCAACTTTTGAATTTTTATAGTATTTAAAGTATTCTTTTTCTGAAATACCTAAATTATTTTTATGAGATTCCCATAAATGGTTAGGAGTTGAAGAAATTATTCTATCTATAATAATTTCTCCAACAACCTTTTTTTCAGGAAAACTTGAGTATATAATAATAGTGTCTACAGTCCTTTTAAAAAGTCTTTTTCTAAGTTCAAAAGTTTTAGTTCCAGTAAATATTTGTTCTACAAATTTAGGTTTTATTGACATTAAGACTTTCATTATTTATTCCTTCTCTTTTATTTTTTAAATCCATAAGCATTTCTAATAACTTTTTATGTTCCTCTTTACATTCTCCACATAATTCATTAATTTTATTTTCACAATGTTCAATGGCAGCATTTAAATCATTCATTGTATAAGTTATTTTTTTATGATATTTTTTAAATTCTTCATTATTTACCCATACCTCAAAGATTTTCATAGGATTTCTAACTAAATAGTCTCCATATCTACAAGTTATTATTCCACAAGGATTTTCTATATTTATTTTTTGAGATAATTTTACAGCACTGATTACATCTTCTTTTGTATCTTCAAAACACATCCCAAAATCTTCACCATCACATATGAAATCTAAAACTTCATTAATATTATTTTCATTAAAATGTATTACTTCTACTTCTAAAGTTTGCAAATATTTTTTACTCATCTTTACCTCCAATATTTACAAGAAAAATCTTCTAGTTCTTCATAATCAAATTCTATAGTTGGATTTTCTGTTTTTGCATCAACAAAACTATCTATTTCATTAGTAAGTTGTGTTGATAACTCTTGCAAATCCTCTGGTTTTAAATAAAGTCTAAAATTTTTATCAAAAAATTGTCCAATAATACCTAAAATTTCCCAATATATAAGAGGCTGATCTACATTAAGTTTTTCATTCAAAATAGTACATTTGCCTTTGTTATAGTTAGAACACCATTTACAATTTTTTTCCATTTAACTCACCTAGTATCCTAGTTGTTCATGCAAATCTGGGTTTTCAAAAATGTTACCAACAATTTCAAAATCTCCTGCCATATTTGAAAGATGTTCTGTAACATTTTCATAAGATACACAATAAACAGCATCCTCATCATCATAAGAAATTAATCCATAAATATCATCTATACCATCATTGAATTTAATTACATCTGCCTCATAAACCTCTTGACCTGCTTTGTCTTTTGCTCCTGTAAATTGTAGAAGTTCTATATCTTTAAATTCAGCAATTTTATAATCATCTTTGAAAAGATTTCCATCATCAGAGTATCTGATATATTGATAATTTAAGTCAATTCCAATAATAGATACCATTTTATTTTCTTTTTTTAACCAGGCTTTCATTTTAAATTCTTTCATTTTATCCCCCTAAGCAATTTTAATTTTCATAATTTCTCTATCAACCATATCTAAGTATTTTTTAGATGATTTTATTAATTCTTGAACTTCTTCTTTTATATCAAGTTCATTAACTAATTTTTTTATTCTATCTAATTTAAAATTTTTAATGAGCTTATTCCAAGAATGAACTGTATCTGTAAATCCAGCTGGAAGCCTTTGTAATTTATCTTCCAAAGTCATTGGAGCCTTTTCCCAAATAGAGTTTGCACAATCTTTAACATGTGCTTTCATTACTTCCCTAGTGTAAAAATTATCTTCATATTCTATATCTTGATCTTTGATATCGTCATAGCATTTGTTATAAATATCAGATGTTAAATTTTTACATCTTCCAATCAATATTTTGTAATAAGGATTTAAGTATCCGTCTTCTTCACTTTTCCAAACTTTTTGGTGATTATTGATTACAATTTCTAATGAAAGTAAGAGAGTCTTTAAACTTAAAACATCAAGCTCACTTTCAGTAGGTTTTTCTATAAATTTAATTTCTTTCTTTTCATTTATCTTGATTTGTCTTTTCGCAGTCTTTTGAGCTTTTCTCATTTTTAACACTCCTTTCTGCTAGAAGAGCAGCCAAAGCTATTTTTAGTATATCCGTAAAATCACATCCAGCTTTCTAATTTATCAAATATTTTATTAAAATTTCTTTTTAGAAATCTAAAAATATTTCTACCTCTTATTTTTATATATTTAAAAAATGTAACTTTTTCAAATCCTACTATTGAATTTTCTATAAATATTTCTTTATTTGTCATTTTTTCCACCTCTTTTTTTAGCTTTAGCTTTTACTTTTGTATTTAAACAAGAATTAATTATTTTAGGTAAAGTTATTAATACCATAAACTTCACCCCTTTTTTAAATCTTGTTTTATCTCCTTTTCTTTTGAATACACAATTTCTGTTAAATACACCATATACATAATTTCTTTGTAAAGCTCCTTTACATAGCTTTACAAACTCTTTTTTTCTTCTAAGCTCTCTTAATTTCTTTTTCATCCTTAGCCTCCATCTTTATGTATTTTTGAATAACTTTAACGGCATCTATCAATGTAATATTATCTGGAAATGGTATTTTATACCAATATTTTTTTAATATTTTACAGTGCATTTTCTCTCCTTATAATCAACCATAATGGTTAGTTTATCCTTGGAAGCCTTTTAAAACTTCCACTCTTATAAAATCAAAACCATTTGCTTGTCATTCTTGACACCACAAATAACTTACTGTAAAATAAAACTGTCTGAGGGCTTTATCAACACGAGCAAGTTACTTGCAGTGCAAAATTGATAAAGTTCTTTTTATTCTGTTAGTCTTTTAAAAACTTTTATAAAAATTTCAAGCTCTTCATTTTCTTTTTTCATTGCAGAAATTCTTGAAATACCTAACATAGCAACAGCAACATCATCTTCTATTAAAGAGTTATTACTTTTTATAGTAGTTTCTGCCTTTTCAATTAAATCATCTTTATAAATCATATTTCCTCCACTAGTTGTTGTAATTTTTTTATATACTCTGTAAGTTCTTTTTTATATTCCTGCTTATCTTCATCTTTTAACTTCAATGATCTTTTCTTCATTTTTTCAATTTTATTAAAGTTAAAAAACTTTTGACCATCTGGAAGAAATTCCATTTTATTTTTTTCAATAGCAGGAAGTAATAGTTTTCTAATTTCTTTAACTTTGTAGATGTCATTTTCTAAAATTCCTAAAACTTCCTCATATTGAAGTTCCTTATTTGTTAGAATTTTTATTGCTTGGTCTGAATAAGAAAATATTTTATCTTTGTAATCTTGAAACTCTAAATATAAATTCCATCTTTTTAAGTAAACTGAAACAGAGTCTTTTGTAAGTCCCTTAGACTCATACCAAGCCATAAACGAATTAGTAGGTTTTAAAGTTTTTTCAATTAATGCTAATGACGAACACATTTCAAATAAATTATTTTTCATTTTTTTGTATGTATTCATAAATATTTTTTCTTGTTCAGATACAGTAGCAATTTCAACATCATTTAATTCGTAACTAGCGAAATCAAATTCTTTTATTTCTGATTTAGAAGATATAACTATATTAAAATCATTATCTAAATTTTTATTCATTGTCTATCTCCTTCCAGATATTTATAAAGATACCTTTGATATAATCTAATTTTTTAGCTTTGCTTTCCCATAGCAATGTTTCTTTATCAATTAATTTAGAAATAAGACTAATTTGTGGGATAGGAAAACTTAAATGGATTCCTTGTACTCCTAATTTTTTATTCAAAAAATCATAATATTCTTTTTCAAGTTTTGTCCTTCCAGTTCTATTTGGAACAACAGCCTTAACCTTGTTTAAATCAACTTTTTTTAACATACTCAACACTGAATGTGTTGTAATGCTATCAAGAAAAGTTGGAATAACTATATGGTCAGATATTTCAATAAATAAATTATCTAACCCCATTACTGGTGAACCATCAATAACAATATAGTCATACTCATCTTTTAAAATTTTTATAGCTCTCTTAAAAGCCTCATCAAAAGAATTTTTTATCTTATATCCTTGTAAATGTAAGAAGAAAAGATTTTCTCTCAATTTTTTAATTTTATAGCTTTTACCTTCAATGAAATCTTCAAGTCCAGCTTTGCTTGTATCTTCAATTTTTATACCTGCAAATTTTAAAATATCATTTTGGGAATCGCTGGTAAGAATCAATGTCTTTTTATTTTTTATCAATGCTTTATATGCTGCTAATTGTAGAGTTATATAAGTTTTTCCAACTCCACCTTTATTATTTTTAACTAAAATAATTCCCATAAAATCCTCCTATTTTTTATTTTTTTTCTAGCTTATTTTTAAAATAAGTTTTAGAATTTTTTAAATTCACAAATGTGTATCCAGATTCTTTAAGAGTTCTTAAAGACTTACTAAGTCCTCTTTTTTTGTTACATAAGTGCCAAGCTCCAAATTTTTTTATAATAATTCCTGATAAAACTTCATCATCTTTAGTTGCAAGAATAAAGTCTTGCCTATAAATCATTGAAGTTCCAGCAGTATATCCAGTTGCTTCAAGCCATTCAACTTCTTTAAAATCAAATTCCTTTTTCTGACCATTTGAAATAGCTATCATTTTTTTATTTCTGTAATCAATGAAGCTAACACTATATGTTTTTTTATCTGTACAGCTATAAATTTTTCCTCTTAGCATTATTGCTCCTTTCAGTTATAAAATTCAGGGTCTTTCAGACTTCTAAATGCTCCAATTTTTATAGCACATAAATGCCATAATAACTTTCCATAACTGGAGCAATATTTATATTTTTCAAAGTCAAGTTTTTCTTCATCAGGAAGTATTTTATTGACTTCTTCAAATTGTTTTTGGACTTCACACCATTTTGCAAATGGCATGTTAATTTTTGTTGTTCCCATAAATCTCCTTTTTAAATCAATTCTTTTAATTTGAGTTCTTCATAGATAAAAGAACTAATTAGTTTATAATACATAGTTTTACTTTTCTGCTTTACCTGAGAAAAATGACTTATATTATGTTTTTTTAGAATTGTATTTTCAATTTCCTCCTGTTCATTTAAGGAAAGTTCAAAGAAAACATTAAGAATACTATCATTTTTTTCACACTCCTTTCTCTCTTCTTCTTTAATTTTTTGATGTTCAGTCTCTTTCTTTTCAAGTTCTTGAAAGTTTACCTCACAAGTTCCCTTAAAAAGATGATTAGAGAAAACAGCAGCTACACTTTTAACATCAGATTTATTTTTTAAAATATCCAGTTGCTTCTGGAATGTATTTAAAACAAATTCTAGTGAGTTATTTTCTAATAACTCTAAAACTTTAACTTCATGTTTCTTAGAAAAATCAATTCCATTTTCTTTGAACCATTGTTTTACAGTTTTTAAATTTTCATCAAGCTCATATGATTTATGTTCTTTATGATTTATTTCTTTATTTAAGTTATTTATATTATGTTCTTTATTGTTGCTAATTTTTAACAAACTAGTTTGCGAACTTTTTACAGAGTAGTTTGTAAATTTTTTGCAATCCAGTTTGTCAATTTTTAACAAACTAGTTTCCGTTTTTTTAAAAACTAGATTTTCAATTTCTTGAAAACTGATTTTAAAAAATCTACGGCAGGGTGTTCCTCTATTTTCTTGGATTAGTATATTAGTTTCTATTAAATCTTGAATTATTTTATTTTGTTTATGTCTACTTAACCCTGTCAATTCTTCCAAAGTTTCAATAGTCTGATAGAACCAACCCTCATCATCAGCTAATCCATCACTAGCTTCAATAAGAATTGTTAGCAAGAAAGCTGGTTCTATTCCTAATACTTTTACTATCTGCTTGTTTAATGTGTAGTAATTGCTACTCATTAATAACTGTTTAAATGTTCTTTCTTGCATTTATTAAGCTCCTTTAATTATTTTAAATTTTTTAAAACTTCTATTATTTCATCCAACTCTTTTAATTTTTCTTTTATTAATAAATCAGTGAAATATAAGTTTTTTCTATAATCAGGCTCTTTATTATTTTTCCAGCCATCATAATGAATGCTTATACAAAAATTTGAACAATGTCCCATAAAGTTAAAAAATATTGTATTTTTTTCTTCATTATTCTTTTCTAATGATAAGTTTATTATTTCCAATATTTTTAATCTTATTCTTATATCCAGCATAACTTTCACCTAGTCTTTTAAAATATCTTTCAAAGTATGGATTTCAACTTTTTTAGTGCTAATATGTTGCCATAAAGTTTCATCTTCTATACCTTTTTCAAATTTTTCCTGATATTCTTTTAATGACTCATCTCTTATTTTTTCTAATTCATTTATTTTATTTTCTATATATTCTTTGCTTTTCATAGTTGGTCTCCTTATTTTGCCATTCCTTTATATAGTTTTTCCAATGAAGCAATGGCTTCATCTATTTTTGAATGTTCTGATTTTTCAATGATATTTTTAATTTTGTTATACCAATTTTTAGCCTTTTCTTTATTGCTATAATGACTAAAATCTACTCCTAGAAAATCAAGTTGAGGTTTTCCTCCTAGCTCAACTAAGAAAAATATGTATTTAGAAGTTTCATCTTTGAAATATAAATTACTTTCCATTTTCAACCCCCATTTCTTTCTTAATTTCATTAATAAATCTAGCATCAATATTCAATGCACAAGGTTCAATATTAAAATTTTCTGGGAACTCTGAATAATTTAATTCAATTTCATTTTTAGCAGCTTGCAAAGTGGTGAAAGCTGAAAGAATTATTTTATCTTCATTTGTGATAATATAGATTGTCCTAATCATTTTTATCACCAGCAATCTTACAAGCATATCCCATTTTTTGTAGCTCTTCCTTGATTTCTAAAAGTTGGACATCTCCAAATCTTTCAATTAGATCATTCAATTCTTTTAAACTCATAAATTTTTCCTCCTCTTTGAGAGAAAAAAAACTTGTAAAATATAGGAAAATATGTTATAATTAAGCATAAGTCAAATAGGTGTTTGTTAAAAACTAAGTGTTTTTTCATTCACTATTCAATTAAAAGGGTTTCTTGGCGGTTGCCCTTTTTTCTTTTGCTCTTATTCATCTTGCATTACTTTTCCTGCTATCATACCTAATTCAAAGTATTCATCTTTTATATTTTCAGTTACTATAAAAAATAATTTTTGAAGTTCTTCAAATTCTTCATCAGTTAATTTTTCTTCCAAACAACTGATTTTTTTTATAGTCTTTTCAATATTAGTATTAGAATCTGTATTTATATAGCCTTTTTCCTTTAATGCTTCAATAAATCTAACTATTTTCTTATTCTCCGTATTTTTTCTCCTCCTAATAATAAGATAAATATATTTTATTAAAAGTAAAATATACTTTACTTTTATATTTTCTATTATAACTTAGAAAAATTTTTTGTCAAGGAAAAATTATAAAATATACTTTATTAAAAAATAACATAACTTAATTTTAAAGTAATATTAATTTATTAAAAAATAATTATATTTAATTGAATATTGCTGATATTTAATAAGAATATTAATTATTTTTTTCTTGTAATTTTTTTTAAAAAAGTGTAATATACTTTCATAAAGAAAAATATATTTATTAAAAAAGGAGGTTACTATGATTAAAATTAAAGTTTCTGATTTTATGGGTAAACATAAATTAACAATAAAGAAACTAGCTGAAGAAACATCTTTAAGTAAACCAACTATTGCATCCTTATATCATGAAAAAACTCAAAGAGTTGATTTCGATACTATCGAAAAATTATGTAAATATTTCAATTGTAAAATTGAAGATTTATTTGAGTATATTCCAGATGAAACCCAAACCCAAGAATAGTTTAATCTTTCAGTAGTACAGTCCATAAGTTGTGAAGAACTTTGGGGAAAGTTGCTTATGAACCATACTACTTAAAGATTAATTATTTTTTATTTGAGGGGGTTTTTATTATGTATATTACTGAAGATGGTAGAACCTATAATTTAAAGTCTGCTATTTGTAAAAAAGGACATTTACAGATATCTACATTACAACCTGAACAAAAATGTTCAATTGATTTTTGTCAAGAATGTGGTTCAGAAATAATTGATTGCTGTCCTCATTGCAATTTTATGATTATAGGAGGAATTGCAAAAGAAAAATATGTATTAAGCAATCTTATTACTGGAGAGAGAGATAGAAGAATTACTTTTTATAAAAAAGATTATGTTCCCAGCTACTGCCCTCATTGTGGTAAACCATATCCATGGGTAGAGAATTTCTTAAAAGAATATAAAGAAATTCTTGAATTTCAATTAGAAGAAAGTGAAAAAGAACTTCGGGATAAAATTTATACTGCAACAGAAGAATTTATAAAAAGTAATTGTGATATAAAGTCTGTTGCAGCACAAAAATTAAAAGTTTTTTTTACAAAAGTTAGTACTCTATCAAGAGAAATTTTTGTAAATTCTTTGGTCTCATATGGAACAGATCAGATTAAAGATTTCTTTTTATAGTTTCTATTTCTTCATTTATAATTTTCGCTATTTTTTGACCTATAAAAAATAAAAAAATAATATAAAATAAAAAATTTACAATTATTGAAATAATAATAATAGCTAAAAATAGTAATAAAAATAATTCCATTTTCTCACCTCATCAAACTTTAATTTCTCAATAGTACAGTTCATAGATAAAAAATTGAGGGGTAGGGAAAAATCTATGAACCATACAATTCAAAAATTAATTATTTATTTTTAAGGGGGTATTTCATGAAAAAACTTATATTATCTTTATTTCTTCTTTTAACTGTACTTTCTTTTGCTGAAATTGTGTATATTACACCAACTGGGAAGAAGTACCATGCTACTAAAACTTGTAAAGGTTTAGTAAGAGCAAAGAAGATTATTCCTATTGAAAGGAAAGAAGCAGAAGCTAAGGGTTATAAACCTTGCAAACATTCTTATGGTGGATAGTTTTAGTAAAAGGCTCGTAAAATCATACGAGCCATATTTTTTATTTTTTTTCTTTACCATAGAGGAAACCAATTTCTAAAAATTCATTTTTTGAGCTTTCAACAGCTTCATTAAAAAGTGTTTCCAGCTTCTGTTTTTCTTCAATAGAAATTTTTAGACTATTTATAAATTTTTTAAATTTTTCATCAATTTCCCCTGCTTTTGATTTAAATAGTCCTTTTGTTTCCAACTCTTCCAAAAAATTAATAAGATTAATATCCATAGTGTTTCCTCCCTTATAATAAAATAAATATAGTTAGTAATTTTAATTAATTTTATTAACTTTTGAATAATTTTTAAAACGATTAAATTAAAATATTAAAATTTATAAACTATTTAATTAATACTATAATACAAAATTAAAAGTTGTCAAGTATTTTTTTTAGTGATATACTAAGTTATTAAAATAAAGTTATTAGTTAATTATTTAATCCAACTAAAAAGAAAGGAGTTAGGATGAGAACAACTAGTGAAATTTTAAAAGAATTTAGAAAAAGTAGAGAAATGACTGCTGCAATGATGGCTGAAAAATTAGGAATATCGGCTGTAACTATGTCTGCTATAGATGTTGGTAGGAAAAAACTCTCTGAACAAATGCTTGATAAACTTGAAACTATGTTACCTAAAGATGACTTTATAGATTTATTGAAATCTGAAAGAGAAATGAACCTACCTTCTTTTTTACAAAAAAAATTTGAAAAATATGGTATTCAATCAGAAGCAATAACAGATACTACAAACATTTCAGAGGTATCAGAAGAGGGGAAAAGAAAGATCTATGATTTTATAGAGCTTGTAAAAACTGCTGAAAGGGCAAGAAATAATAGAGAAACTGTTAATATTACAAATCTATCTACTGAAAATAAAGAAAAAGCAAGAGAATATATAGAATTATTAGAAATTAAGCAAGAAAAAAAATAATTATTTTTAATAAATATGAGAAAATGGAGATTTTATAATCTCTATTTTTATTTTTAAGTACATAATATTGACATTGTAATGAAAATACATTATAATATAATTATAATAAGGAGGAAGATTCTATGAACATGTCAAAAGAAGGTAATAGTTATTTAGGTGAAAAGGAAAAAATCAATATCAATTTTAGACTTGAAAAAGATTTAAAAAATGAATTGGATATCCTTTGTGGCGAAATTGGTATGACAGTAACCACTGCATTTACTATCTTTGCCAAGAAATTTGTGAGAGAAAGACGGTTACCATTTATAGTTGATGCAGACCCCTTTTATAGTGAAAAAAATATGGAAAGATTAAAAAGATCTATAGAACAGTTGGAAACTAAAGGTGGAACCGTACATGAAATTACGGAGGTTTTAGATGATTAAAGAATGGTCCGATGATGCTTGGGAAGAATTCCTAGAACAAATAAAAAAAGATAAAAATTTTCTAAAAAGATTAGAGAAAATTTTAAAAGATATTGAAAGAAATGGCTATAAAGGGATAGGAAAACCTGAGCCTTTGAGATTTGACTTTGCTGGCTATTGGAGCAGAAGAATTGATGATTATAACAGAATTGTTTATAAAATTGAAAATGGAAGAATAAAAATAGCACAGTGTGGTCTACATTATGATGACTAA